CATAGTCTTTCCGATGAAGACTTGAATGAATTGTTTAGAGAAGATGAAGATGATTTCTACGATTACGAATTGGAGCGAGAAACAGTGAGCAAACAATTAAGTAAGTTTATTGTTGGGTTGTTCGGTGCATCGCTCGGTATCGGTGGTATGTCGTTCGTTGTTTATCGTGTCGCGCTCGCGTTGGGTGTGGATACTTTGTCGTTTGGTGAAGCGGTGATCGTGACCGCAGGTGTTGCTTTCATCCGTTACGCGGACGCAGGAGTAATGAAACAGTTCCGATAAACACAGCAGGACGCACCCTTGCGAGTGCGCCCTCTGCGGAGAAGCCGAAAGGTGAAAGGAGAAGTCCTTTCGTTTCCTCTAGCAATACAGAATAACATATAACCAATATGTTATTCCGAAGCGATTAGGTTTTACCCTAATCGTTTCCCGTTTAATTTTTGATATGTTTCGTTCCAACATCTTGGATACCACTTGGTCGGTTTCTTGCCGACCTTGAGTTGGTTCAAGACCGCGAGACCTTGTTCAACATTGAGTGCCATAAACACTTTGTGCTTCAAGACTTCTTTAATGCAATCCTGCGCCAAGATGTCGTGATACCCACCATATTGTCCGTTGTTGCCAAGACCGTGAACATGACCGTCAGTAATCCAAACGATCGGAGTGGACGCTCGCTTGCGTTGCTTGATCGCCCAACGAATTGCTTCGCCGTCTACGCCGTTACCGCCGTTGCGTTCAGGAAGTTTGTCTACCATTTTTCCGTTTTGCGCAATGATAAGAAGGTTTGGTTTGACATTGTTTCTGTCTGCTGAATAAACCGCAACCGTGCAACCTGCTGACGCTTCTGTGATGTCAAGAATATCTTTGTGAGAGAATGACATTGAACCTGAACCGTCAATCAAGACGATACCGCCGTTGCCTTTCTTGTATCGGTCAAACACTCGCTTCTCGGGGTCTGCTAATGCATTGCCAATTCTGCGAGGGTTGCGACCCATGTTGCACGCTGTTCGCTTGCGACCGAGACCGCCATGCGCTTTACGAGTAAGTGGAAGTGTGCCGATGATTAGATTGCCCCAACTCGGAACAACACCGCTACCTTTGTCTGCGTCCGTTGGACGAACTTTCTTTGGATCTGCTTTCGCAGGTTGATCGGTTGCGCCGTTACCTTTTGCACCGTCTTTCTTTTCTTTTTTAGGTTCTCCTTCACCGTCTTTGGTTTCACCCTTTTCGGTGTCACCCTTTTCGGTTTCGTCCTCGTCCTCTTGCGGTGGGTTTGCCAAACGATCTACCCACTCTGCAATGCGCTCTGTGTGCGCAAAACCAAACGGTGCTAAACCGTGTCGTGGGTCTACTTCAGTAGAACCGAGTGTGCCTGTCTTGAACGCCTTGACAAACTCTTTTTCAACTGCCTTGATGATCTCGCGCAATGTTTTCGCCCATGCAGGGTTCACACGCCTTACGCCTGTGATGAAGTCTTTACCACCACCACAGATTGAATACCCAACCGCAATATAAACCGCTTGAGTCCAATCCGCTTGTTCTGCAATGCGAACGCCTGACGCTTTCTCACTTCCGTCTGCGAGAAGATCAACATCAAATCCTGCTTTCTTGATCAGGAAATTAACGCGAACTTCTTCAACGACTGTGAGTGCGCTTTCAGTTGCGATACCACGCGCTATCCACTTTGGGAAATCTTCCGCAGGTGAGAACCTCGCGTGTGCCATTTCGTGCGCACGGATAACTCGGTCAATCTGCTCGTCACCGACAGGGACGACCATGTGTTTCGTTACGACATTGGTCATCGGTTTGCCACGAACAGGTGCGCAAGTATCTACACGCCACTCGCCTGCGTCTTTATCTTTACGCCCCAACATCTCGGGGAGTGGTCTAATTTCTGTTTTCATTTTGTTTTTCCTTTTGTCTAGTTGGTTTATATCTCTTGCTTATGGAGACTTGATTACACCCCCACCTTACGGCAGGGGTGTAACACGGTTGTTAGACCGCGACCTTGTTGATCGCGATTGCGTCTAGGACACTTTCTGCCTGCTTACCAAACACCATGCGTGCGCTCTCTGCGTCACCAAGTGTCTTGCGTAGGTGATCAAACGCATAGAAGGTGCGGAGTGAGATTCTGCGCTCACCTGCGTCTGCCATGCGAACTGCGTATTCACGCAAGTCTGCCGACAACTTCACGAGTGCGTCAGGGTGTGGTTGGTTTATACGGATTGCTACAGGGAAACGATCTTTCAACGCTTCAGGTAGTTCTTCCATAGTCTCAATGTTCGTGGTCATCACGACACTGAAACCGTCTTTCGGTGTGATCGTCCGATTGTTGTCAGGTGATTCCCACTTTGCTGATTCAGGTGAGTCAGTGAATGCGAGAAGTGTTGCGAACACATCTGCGCCTGCTTTGTCAATCTCGTCAATTACGAGACGACCGCCACGCAAACCGTCACCCTTCCACGCCGATACTGCTTTACCGTCTGTCCAAGACCAACCGCCTTCGCCGTTCATCTTGTAGTGACCTTCAACTTGTGCGTTGGACATATCCTCTGTGCAGATAAGTCTGAATGCGCCTGCTGTGACATCGCCGTAGTTAAGACCTGCGAATGTCTTGCCTGTCCCTGGGGGACCGAACAAGATAAGACGATCTACTCCTGCGTTCAATGCGTTTTCTACATCCTGCCAACACTGTGGAAGGATTGTTTTTTGTTCTACTGACATTTTATTGCCTTTCGTTTTAGGTGGTTAGTATTTTTATTTTTATTGCTTTGGTTATTACACCCCCAACATTACATTGGGGGTGTAACAGGGTTTAGTTACGCTACTTGCGCTTCTGCTGTTGCCTTGCTGTCGGACTTTGCGCCCTTGAGTTCGGTAACACGGATTTGCTCGTATGCGGTGATCGTGGTTACTGCGTCTGCGACATCTGCTTTGATGACACCAACTTCAACCGCCGACTTGAACTTCTTTCCGTCAATGGTTGCTTTCGTAACCGTCTTGAAAACTTTGTCGGACACGAGATCCTTCAATGCTTCCACGCTGTAGTTCGGACGCTCGCCCTTAACGACTGCGACTTTTGTTCCGTCTACGACTGCGTAATCCACGCCTGCTTTTGCGAGTTCCAACTTGAAACTTGCTTCCGCTTTTGCGAGGTTCTGCTCTGCTGTTGCCAATGCTTCTCGCATTTCCAACACTTGCTTCGCTGTATTTGTAATCATGTTTTTTGCTTCTTTCTATGTTTAGGGATATTTCTAACTTCTTAACCACCACTCTATATGAGGGGTGTAACACGGTTACTTTCTTTGCTATCAGACTAACTATCTATGATAGATAGTCTAATACCACTTGTGGGTAAAAAACAACCTCTATTTCAAGATTTCTGAAATTGTTTGATCTAGGTTGGTTGCGAACTCTGCCACCACGCTGTTCTCGTATTCCTTCATGATCAGGTCGGTGAGACCACCGAACTTGCCTGCGAGGTCTTGTGCCACTACTAGACGGTCACCAAGAGTGTCTGAACGCTCCTGATCGGTCGTCTCTAACGATTCCGCACAGTCTTTGATGACCTGCCCACCCAACGCGAGATGTATGTAAAACGCCTCGCTCGCTGTGAGTGTCATTGTGTATTGCTTTTCCATGTTGTTTCCTTTCGGGTTGTTTGTTGTTGTATCTCTATTACGCACTGAGCCCCCGAAAGTGTGCGGTCTTTTTTAAGAAATCTTTTCCACAGGGTTGTCCACAGGATGTGGATAACTCGTTTAGGTTTATATACGCCACCGTTCAGGTTGGAGATCATTTCAGGATCGCCGATCCCCGTGCGCCCGCGCCCGCGAGCCCCGCGTTGCTTGCATCCTCCCGCGAGCCCCGCGCCACATTCTTGGTGGCGGGACTCGGCACAAAGTAAGGGGAGGCTTCCGCCCCCCCGTGCAATTTACTTTGCGTCCCTGTGACCCTGTTGGTCTGAGAACCACTGCAAGTCATCATGGTGAATGTCTTGCGCGTCTTCCATCTTTTGGAACTGACGCTCGCGTGCTTCTGCTTTCTCAAAAATCTTTTTGAGTTCCGCTTCTGTCATATTTTTTCTCCTTTCTTCTGTGTAGGTGGGGCGATTGCCTCACACTTATATAACGCAAGATTACGGCAAGGGTGTGACATAGATAAATCTAAAAATATTTCTAGATCGGCGTCACACTTTATATGACCATGTGCGTTATATAGATGTAGGGCAACAACGCACTACCAAAGCGTTAGGAGACGCAGTTGGAAATCAACTATGAAGCAATAAAAGAAATGACCCGAGCGTTGAAGCAAGAAATTGCACGAAACGGGATCAACGAAAACAATTCGCAATGGGTTCACGAAATGCGAGTTGCGATTGAACTTCGTGAAAGCGGTGTCTACTAACACCGCCAAGAAGACCCCAACTCGGAAACGGGTTGGGGTTTTTTGTGCCCTAGCCCCGCAGGCTGATGGTGTTACCGCACAGCCCCGCGATCCGATGCGCGACGCGGGACTGAGACAAAAGAAAACCCGCAGAAGATGTTTGGTCTCCTGCGGGTTGATGAAGCGTCAGGTGTTTAGTAGACCCCGAACGATATTCCGTCTGATGTCATCCCGAACAATGCACCTGCGTCGTTTCCTTCTGTGTCCATTGACGGATACAGAATTGTTCCGCTTGACAGGACGAGAACCATAGGGATTTCTCGTTTGCGCCAACCTTCTTTGTTCATTTCTTCTTTTGTCATCGGACGGATGTCAATGATTGTTGATCCGATCATTGAGTCGTCTACGGTCTCTGCTTCGTATGCTGTTTCACTCATCTGCTTATCTTTCTGTTTGGGTTTATATGAAGCGTCTCGTTGTTACACGGACGCTTCCACAGGTGATTTGATGTTTGCTAGTTCGCGCTCCAACTCCGCGCCTTCAACATTGTTCATGAGGTCAATCAAATTGTCCAACCAATTTGCAACCGATGCGGGTATGGGTGTCGTGTTGAGATAGTCGGTGTATTTGTTCAATACGCCATCTATTTCGTTTGCTAATCCTGCACCTTCAACATTGTTTGTGATGTCAAGGATTTCTATGACTAGGTTTAGGTAACTTTGCTTTATCATTTCTATTTCCTTTCGTTTAGGTTTATATAAATATCTTACTGAAGCGGTGTAACAGGGTTATCCCTGCCACCTGAAGTTACGACACGCCTTCTTGTCGTTCTTCTTCCGCTTGTCTGCGACACGCTGTGCCTTCAGGATGTTCCTGTCTGCGAACGCCTGACGCTCTTCTGCCGACCATGATCTATCTATTTTCATTATGCCCTTCTCCTGTTCAGTTTCCATTCTTGACAACTATGTATCGCTTGCTCGTCTACTTGCTGTTGGTTCATATCTTTTGTAATCAACGGACGGTATCCGCATGAACCGCACGCAACACCGAGATACTCGGTGATACCTTGCGCTACCTGATATGCGTGAACCGTAGTGTTGCCGTGAGTTCTCTCGTTGAGATAAACGGTGATGAACACTTCACAGTTCGCGCAACCGATGATCTTGACATCTTTGCCGTCAGTCGGTGCTTGTTTCGCAAAGAAGTCAAACTTGAAGTGATTACAAGTTTCGCACTTGTCGTCAAGTTTGCGCGACTTCGCAACTTCTGTTTTGCCTTCAGTTATAACCGTCCACTCTTTTGGGAGTATTCCTTTTTTTGTTGCTTGCGCGATCAAGTGATTACGCACTTGCCATTCCGTGTAAGGCTTGGCAACTTTTTTTACTTTTTGCTTCTTTGCCATTTTTGTCTCCTGTCTAGGTTTAGTTGTTTAGGTTTATCTAATTGCTTACTACTACTATAACGCAACGGTGTTGTAAATATGTGTCATTTTTAGATATATTTTTTATTATATCCGTAATATATCAGGGGCATAATATCCCCACCTTTATCCACACCCTGTGGATAACTTCACCTGAGACAGAACTGCGATCGTGTCTCAACATCGCCGTTGTGGTTTATATACGCCACCGTTCAAGTTGGGGAGTGTTGATGTCATGATGTCATGATGTCGGATCGCCCGATCCCATAGCCCCGCGCCATCCGTCGCACGGCGGGGCTCACAAGTCTCGCATCCGTTCGCGGGGCTGTCGCCGTCGGATCTTCGGTTTGTTGGGATAGTGTTGGGATATGGCTATGCCCTTCAGTCCCAAGCATTCCACTAACTTGCAGATCGGCGAAGTTATTGACGCGCTCGCGCAAACTGAGCCCGATCTATTTGGCGAAGGTGACGCGACACTAATGCCCGTGCAATACTCTGATCGTCTCGCGTTAGTGATATGCGATCGTTCGCTAGGGGAGCCCATAAACGCTAATAGCCCGCCTGCCTAACGGCGGACGGGCTACGACACTGCGGACTATTTACTTATTGCGTTGCGACTCTGCCCATAGGTGACGGAATACGAACGCAGGTATCGCGCTCCCGTCATCCGTGAAGTAGTAACCATTGTCAAGTGTTGAATGATCGGGGATAGTTACGATCTTACGCCGAGTAGATCTATGCGCATACCAATATCCAACGATAAAAATATTGCGATCGCTTGTCGTCTCCCATTGCCAACGCGACGCGCCGACATATCCCTTATAGGTGAGTTGAGTGCTCACGCCTGCACCCAACCTTGTGGTGTGCGCATTGCCCATAGGTATGGTTGGACTTCAACGATGAGATCCGTGAGTGCTTGCGACACTTCATCCCGACTAGTTGCCATGCCTGCAATGAACTCTTCGTATCGTGCGTTTATGAGATCGTCTACGATCGCACCGATAACGCCGATACCCGTTGCGCCGATGCCGAGATAATTCTCTGCAAGGACTTCGCTAATAGATACCGTCTCAATAATCTCTGACATAAATTGCTCCTTGTGTAGTAGTTGGTTGTAATCGGCTTGCGCCTTGTGCCTAGTTGGAATTGAATCCCACGCCGAACGCGCTAGGCGACTCACCTAAGTGAGTGTGTTAGATCGCGACCGCTTCGCTGTAACGAAGTGTGCCATCGCCACCCATCGCGATCTCAGTCGCGCGTGCCCAAAGGTTGCCCACGACTTCATTACCGCGTGCCCACGAAGTTAAACATCCGAGAACTTCAGTCTCAAACTCCGCGAGTGCTTTATCCGAGTATCGCTTAACCGACTTACGGATAAGAGTTGCGAACGGATAATTTACGCGATCGTAAATACCAACCAATTCACTTGTCTGATCGTAGTGTCGCAACGCGATGGACGACATGAGTTGCTTATTATCCGCATCGTGCCAAATTGTGATACGCACTAAAGTGCCCATTGGTCTGCCATCCACTTCAACCGAGTCACAAGTCGGACTCTTAAGTGTGTAGGTGATCTCGCGATCTTTAACCTTGCGTGTCGCTTGCGCTAACACTGTATTTTGACTAACAATTAAATTACTCATTATTTATCTCCCATGTCTAGTTGGTTTATGTTTATTACTTACTGTCTATATTACGCAACGGGTGTTGCATAGTGTGACATTGCCATTCTGCAATATCGCGTATCCGCTATATCCGTGATCCGATATCTACGATCCGATATACGGTTTATATGCGCTACCGTTCAGGTTGGGGACTTGGATCGGCGATCCGCCCGCGCTACGCGCCCGCCCGTGCCCGCGAGCCCCGCGCGCTAAATGGGGGCGCGGGACTGTCAAGTTTTTTGGGGCAAACAGTAGCGTTTGCAGTGTCGCCTTACCCCCCTGTGACACATATGAGCCCCGCGTGTTTACACGGGATGCGGGGCTGTGGGCAGAAAAGCCAGAGCCGCGGGTTGGGGAAGCCGCTGAGCGGCTTCGCCGTCGGTATCTGTATCTGAACTGAGACAATTACACAATCCTTCCGAAGTCGGAATAGTTGTGACGATCGGGCTTAGAAACAAAACACCCTCGTAGTTAGAAAACTCGCGTGAGAAGTAGCGTCCATGATGTGTGAGTGGCACGGTGCGCTCAACCTAGATAGCCGTGAGACGCACTACAAGCCCCTATAAACGCAAATAGCCCCCACCCCGAAGGGTGAGGGCTCGCGCCTTGCACGCGCCTAGTGAGGGACTCCGTTCCAATAAGGTCGCGGTTCAGTCTCCGAGTAATCGTCCTCCGAAACCTGCGCGCGAACATTCTCAATGTTCGTGAAGTGCGTGACGCCTTCCGCCGTCTTGAAACCGACCTTGACCACGCCGTAACCGTCCTCCTCGGGTGCGACCCAAAAGACCTCGCCGACCGTGCCTTTAGGAACTTTGCGCCCCTTGAAAACCTCAACGGTTTGACCCTTGACGACCTTGCCGTCCGCGATCGCCTGCGCGAGACGATCCTCCTCGTGACGGAGGATTTCCGCCCAACGCGCGACCTGCGCCTCGGTGTGCCTGTGTGGTTGTTTCCAACGACCCACGCCACCCTCGTATACCTGACCTGCGCGCTCCGCGAGGTAACGCACGCCATTGCGGTTGATGTCCCAAAACACCTCCGCACCGCACCCGCGACAAGTAGTTAATTTGCTCATATGCCCTCCTTGGGGTCTAGTAGTTGATACACAGATTACGCACGGGGTGTAACAAAGTGTGACTTGGATAAACCTAAACGGGGAGACGGTCATGCCGCTTGGTTTGACGGTCATGCGGCTTGGTTTGACGGCGAAGCCGCTCTGGCTCCACTTGCTATCTATGGCTTGATTTTGTGTATGCCCATAGCCCCGCAAACCGCGTATCTACGCGGGACTAGCGAATTGCGGACCGCATACTTTTTGGGATCGCCGTGCTGCTGAACGTTCAGAAAAAACTCACAAAACGTGCAAAAACGTCACTTTTTGACGTTCTTCAGAAAAACTAAATTTAGTGTCAAATTTAGACTTTTTTAAAAGCCTTATGTTGTAAGGGTTTTATGGAATGAGTTTTTGGGGAACTTCTGAGCCAACACGAAAAACCATCAAAAAGAACAACTTTTGAAAGATCCGGCTGCCAGGTCCCACAATTTCGGGCAGGTCTTTCTTCAGGATGCTCGGAAGTCCCGTTGGTGTATCAGTTTGATACCCGTTTTAACGGGACTCAGAAGAGAGTTGGGGCATCATCAAAGGCGTTACGCGACTCAGTGCATATTCTGTGTGCATAACCAAGAGGGGTTGAAGGGTTGCGTGGCGCACCAATGTAACGCCCGTTGTTGTGTTCTACCCAAGCCATCACCTTCACACAATATGAAGTGTTCACCGTGTCAAACTCAATATTACAGATGGAGCAGGAAACTTTCACGATCCGATCATACTCGCCGAAAGTCCGCAATACAAAGCGGGGATTATTTGGTTAGTTGTCCACGCCGACGGTTACGAGTTGTTCTGTTGGGGTTTGTAATTCACACAACATACGGAGGTCTAAAAGTAGATCAACCATCTCCGAAGATGCGACAAGTTCTCGCCCTGAGATGGTTCTGATTGTTTTGTCTATGAGTTCAATGGTGGGTGTCATTAAGTTCCTTGTCTAGTTTAATAGTTTATCTTAATTTATTCATAGAACGGTTTCGGTGGTCGCTCTTTCGGGTTGTTGCGTCCGAACCTGCGTATTTGATACAACGCAAAAAGAATTGGGACACCGAAGAACGCCACCAAGACCATCTTGATAGTCAAAAATATACCGACTGTGCGTTTATTCATGCTCACCGACGAGGTTTAACGCTTCATCTATTTGCATGGATGTCTTGATGGAATGGTCGCCGTCATACATGACAGTCACATAGTTTGCGCCCTGTGAAGGGTCTTTCGCAAGGTCGCAAATCTCTGCGTATGCCTGCGTAATTGCGTCTATGTGGTTATCTGCGTCGTAGATCATTTCCCAACGGACTAGGTAAGGTTTGGTCATGCGAATGCGTCTACTTGCCACTTGAACATTGGTTTGACACCGAGTTCATCATTTATGGTTCGGTTAGTCACCTCAACATCAACCTTGTATTGCTCCAAGTATGCGAGTTCTTCTGCGAGTTCCATCTTTGCGTTCTCTATTTGTGAACGAAGTTCATAAACTCGTTTTGATGTTGTCTCAAATGTGCGCTTCCGTTTTCTCAGTTTCATTTGTTTTCCTTTTTTAGTTGGTTTATGTTGATTGTTACCTTAATTGATGGGTGTAACAAAGTGGTGGATTAGAACGCTTGTTTTTCTGCCCTGAAAGACTCAGGTAGTTTTAATCCGCTTTGTGCATGAACGATCATGCTTTCTGCGTTGTATAGAATCTCACGAAGATCAACCAATGTTTTGATGTGAAGTGCCGAACGCTGATTGTTGTCGCGCGCGACTGTTTCACTGATTATCGTGTCAATCGTAAGTGCTAATGCTTTGCTGATACGACTAAGACTTGCTGAGTCCTCATCAAATATTTCTGCTAAAGATTGCTGTCGTGCTTCTGTCATTTATTATTTACCCCTTTCAGAGTTCTAGTATTTATCTAACATACCCATTATATACGAGTCTTAGTTGAAAAGCAACCTTAAAAAAAAATCTATATCCGCCACCGTTCAGGTTGGGGAACTTTGGTGCGATGCCTGCGTGTTGGGTGAGGGGGGGTGTCCCACTTCTGACTTCTGAGCCCCGCTCCGCTTCTTCACTTTTTTCCTTGGCGGGACTAAAAGACTTGCAAATGTTTGGGAACTCAGATAAACTAAAAAGAAATACTAGAAAAAGGAGTTTTATGGCTCAAAAAGAATTAGAAGAACTCAAAGTTTTAGAAGAAGTCAGCAAACAATGGGTTTCGTGGGCGAAAAACAACAGCATTCGCAGGAACTCTTGCATTTTGGGTTGCAACTTTGCACATCAAATGTTGATCCGTTTGGATGTTGATCACGAAGTTCTTCCCGTCGGGACTACAGTCTTCAACCGACGAGGTTGGGAACTATTCGGGATCCCTGCGCACCGACTACCCGACGACGCATGGCAAGTAAATTGTTCTAGTCATTCTTTGGGTTCGGGTTTTAGCGGGCATGTCATAATCCAAACCAAGAACTACTTTTTTGACCCAACCGCCGTGCAGTTCTCACGACCTCAACACGACATTCATATTGATGAAACTTTGATAGTCCCGTTATCGGAGATGGAAGTTCACCAGCGAGGTTCTTCACCGCACGCAATACATCTACTTTACAGAACCGACGAGTTCCGCACTTTTCCGATTGGTTCGGGTTTGTATTCATACTTTTTGGAGAAATGGAACACTGTTTACCGAAGAGCACCCGATTGGAAAATATCACCGAAGGAGTTAGGCATACCTGACATTATTGCGGAGATGCGGAAGGGTATTTGACTTTGTTACACCCCACCCATATAATGGTAGTTGTAATATAAACCTACTAAATAAGGAGAAACTAAATGAGTAACTTTCCAACTTACATAGTTCTAGCGACTGACCCGAAAGATCACTTGACACCCGAGTTCACTGAAGGGCATTACCAATATTGTGAATGGGTGATCTTTGACGGAGCACTAGGTGAAAAACAAGTTGATGCAAAAGCACGAGAGTTTCGTGAAATATTCCATGAAGTCCAAGTCCGTGAAGTCGGAAAGATTACAGGTAAATAATCATGAACGAAAACAGTTACCGAACAGCAAAAACAATTCTCATCACGGCGACAGTAACTATTGCGTCAGTATTCGCATTCAGTTTTCTGAAAGAACAGAACCGACAAGATAACGAGTTCTTTTGCAACGGAGCACCGATCACTATCAAAGAAGGAGACACTCTTTATTGGATAGCACGAGAAAACTGCGACGGAAACATTATGAATGTCGTGGACAAACTTGTTCTTACCTATGGAGCAGACTTGACCATTGGTGACACGATCTATCTACCGACTCACCCGAACTGTGAACTACGCATGACAGACGGCGGACAAGTAATGGAAGAGTGCAAATAATGAACATAGAGAAACTAGATAACCCATACACAACGGAGTGTCTTGACTGTGGGATAAACCTATGGTCACAGTACCTTCACTATCTAGGTATGGACAACGACACTGCACAATGTGCGAACTGTCTAACAGCGAACCCTACTAAATACGAAAGATGGAGCGACATAGTATGAGCGAACAGAACGGACAACTACCAACCTTTGGCGAATGGTGCGATCTGCATTCATTCAACCCCGATAACGACGACAACTTTAGTCTCTACCTAAATTGGTTACAGAGAGAAACGAGCAAGTAATGAACGACACCGAGCAAGCAATCGTTGAAGTAACCCTTGACGCATTGGACGAAACCGTAGATGAACTAGAGCGTCTAATGGCGTTACTAGCGGAGCGTCTAGGCGCAAAACCTGTCATTCATTACCAAGACAAGTAGATAAACTATGAGGAGTGTCAGATAAACGCCTCTACCTAGCCGACGACGATCTAATCTCTACCTCGCCGTATGACCGAGGTGAAGTAGAACAAATAAAAGCGATACACGGCGCTAAATGGGACAAGGTAGCCAAAGTGTGGCGTATCCCAATGAGTTCAATCGTTGAAGCCCGAGAGTTCGCTATGAGCAACGGGTTCACCATAGACCCGCAAGTGATGACCTTTGATCTACCCGAGAAACTAAATCCCGTATTCGGGGTAACCCTTGAAGCCGACTTTATCTATATGTCATTCGGCTATGACCCTGTAAAAGTGAAAGCCGTCAAACAGATACCGAGCGTCACTTGGCACGCAAAAACTATGGCGTGGAGAGCACCCGTAGCAAGTATCGCCGAGTGCATTGAATGGGCAAATAAGTTTAACCAACGAGTCCCCAACAACCTAAGCCAATTAGCCAAACAGATAAAAGAAACCCACGACGACTCAGTTCAGCAGTCCCGATCCACAGATGCGGATCTAGAAGTAGCGGGGCTACCACTTCTTCCATACCAGCGAGCCGGGGTGAAGTATGCATCAGCAGCGAAAAGATGCTTCATTGCTGACGACATGGGATTGGGGAAAACTTTGCAAGCGATTGCAACTTTGGAAAACACACCGAACTCGTATCCTGCGTTAGTTGTTTGCCCGCCGAACTTGGTTCTTAATTGGCAAAAAGAATACGGTAAATGGTTACCTGAAAAGAAGGTGGTGACTGTTACCGACCGAAAAACTTTCCCTGAACATAGAGACTTTGATGTTCTTGTTATTGGATATTCTAACATTTCGCATTGGCAAAAGCAAATAACCGAATTCAAATCGTTCGTTTTTGATGAATCACATTACGTTAAATCACCAACGTCCCAACGCACCAAAGCGGCGATCAAGATTGCCCGCACAGCCCCGCAGGATGGCATCGTTTTGTGTTTAACAGGCACACCCGTAACCAACCGTCCGGCTGAATACGCCAGCCAACTGGACGTTCTCGGAAAACTCAACACGTTTGGTGGACTTTGGGGTTTTTACCGACGGTATTGCGGTGCTTTTAGAGACAGATTCGGTCAATGGAACATCAGTGGGAACTCAAACTTAGATGAATTAAACGAAAGATTGCGTGGGAACTGCTACATCCGCCGAACGAAGGATCAGGTTTTAAAGGATTTGCCTCCCGTGCGTCACGCAAACATCATTGTTTCTGGATCACCAACGCAAATGGTGGAATATCAGAAAGCAGAGCGGGACATCGTAGAGTATTTGGTGGAACGCGCCAAGCAGATCGCGTTGGAACTGGGAACTTCGCCCGGATCGGCAGCCGTGCAAGCCAGAATGAAAGCCGAAGCGAACGAACATTTAGTGCGTATTTCTGTTTTGCGGAAGTTAGCGGCAAAGGCAAAGATGGACTCGGTTGTTGAGTTTATTGAATCCCACATTGAGGTTGGGTTGAAAGTGGTTGTTGCTGCTCACCACCGAGAGATCGTTGATGAACTTGCCAACAAGTTTGGGGGGTTGAAGATCCAAGGGGGGATGCAGGTGTCTGAGGTGGAAGATGCGAAGTCCCGTTTCCAAGAACAATCAACTGAAGATGCACCCGTGATCGTTCTTTCCATCCAAGCCGCCAAAACTGGGCACACTTTAACGGCTGCCCAAGACGTTCTTTTTGTTGAACTTCCGTGGACACCCGCAGATGTAGACCAAACATATAGTCGTTGCCATCGGTTGGGACAGCAAGGTTCTGTTACCGCAACATACCTTTTGTGCGAAGGGACAGTTGATGAGGAGATTTATAATCTGATCAGCAGGAAACGTGGGGTTGTTGATGCGGCGACTGAGGGCGGGACTGCCGATCGGAAGCAGGAATCGGTTGGGCAAATGATCGTTGGTCTGTTCGCACAGCGAGGATTGAAAAGCGCACAAAACCCTTAACCAGCAAGGAGTTCACCTAATGTTTGCTTGTTGGGACACCTATTTGCTATACTTAGAGATACAAGATTACTTGACATAGACGGGCACAAGAGACCCGAGACCTATCCCCAAACCGAAGGACAATCTTTTGATACGCAAAGCAACTTTTCTTATAATTGCCATATATGCCATAACCTTTCTTGCACCAATGGCGAAAGCATCAGCACCCGACGACTCTTCCAAGAAGCAGTTTGTCGCTTTAGCCCCGCTGAGCATCCCTCAGGTGGAGCGTGCAAATAAGCCAATAGAAACAGTGGTTTTTATGCATGGAGACATAAGTTGGTTGCCGAAACTTGCACTAGAAGCAGGTTGGGAAGAGAAACATTTACCCAAACTAGGGCAAATCATCCTCCGAGAATCAGGCGGATGCCCGAATCGGATCGGAAGTTCTATTGTTGATAAGAACTGCAATATCATTGGTTACACGAAGGCGACGAATAAGTCGGACTCGGGACTGTTGCAGATCAATGGCGTTCACTACGACCTGAAACGGAACAAGCGGGCGCTTGCGTGCACGAAAATGAATATTTGCACCCAAGAACCGTTGCTTGATGCAGTCACCAACCTGAAGTTCGGAAAACTGCTTTTTGATGAGGCGGGCTGGGGTCCGTGGAATGTGTGTAATTGGAACCCGAAGGCAAAAGGCTGTTAATAAAGGAATAATCTTCTTCGGAATAGTTGCTTTCTACCCTCAACTCGTATAAACTATCCTGTATAAACTAAACAGGAACCGAGGAGGTTCAAATGGCAGCAAATATAGAAATAAACAAAGATGGAGAAGCAAGGTTCGCATATGCGGGCAACCAAACTCCATGGCACAGACTCGGTAAACCGATGAACGGACTCCAAACCATTGACGCAATGTTGGAAGCATCCCAAGCGGACTACCAAGTGTTACTCACCAAGATCGCAGTAGTGGACGACGAAGGGAACCTCATCAGGAACCCTGACGGCACACCCGTAGTCCTACAAGACGACAGGGCAACCGTAAGAATGAACGAAGATGGTTCGTTCTCACCGTTCGCAACCGTAGGCACTCGTTACGATGTCCGACAAAACCGTGAGGTTCTTGAACGAGCAATGGCAGTCGTAGGCGCATCAAAGGGCGACGCAGTGATTGACACCTGCGGAGTTCTCAAAGGTGGAGCACGATTCTTCGCAGGCATTGACTTGGGAACCCTCGTCATTGACCCAACGGGTGTGAACGACAGAATCGCACGATATCTAGTCGTATCTCACGGACACGACGGTTACTGGCCGATTCGGTATGCGAATACCGATGTTCGGGCAGTATGTCAAAACACCGTAATCATGGGAATCAAGAACGCAGAGCGACTATTCACTGCACGACATACCCGTAACGCAGACGAATACCTCAACACGGCACAAGAGGCATTACAGATCTCTACCGAGTGGGCGAAGTCGTTCAAGATTATGGCAGAACAAATGTTGGCAATTCCTGTCCCTCAGGCATCACAGCGAGTGGACAAGGTTCTCAACACAGTTTTCCCAATCAAAGCAACGGAAACAGATTCACAGCGACGCAATCGCGAAGATATCAATGGAACTATTCGCGCGTTGTATGGTTCGCAAAAGAATGCGGGCGGTTACGGTTTCAACGGATGGAGTATCTACAACTCAGTAGTTGAATATCTTGACCACCACCGTAAAGGTGACGCAAGTGACCGAGCATTGGCAACCATTGAAGAATATTCTTGGGTGAACAAAGCGAAGATCACAGCACAACACGCGGTGTTAGAACTCGTTTAACAATCTCACATCTCCTTGTTGAGGCAAAAATACCACCCCGACGCTGGGGTGGTATTCTTGTTTTATGGATGAAACATCATGGGAAGATTTCATAGGTAAAAAGATAGAGTTACCTCCATTAAACATCCCAAAAGACTTGTTAAGAGAGTTATCCGAGTTTGTTCAGAACGCTTTAGAGAAGGAGAATAAGTTAGTGAGCCTCACAGCGGAAGTGTTAGATGAGTTATACCGAGAGATAGATGACGATGATATCGCCGCCTCACATATCATTTCTTACCTACAACGCCGACACTATTGGGATGTGGAATTACTCGCCGAACGCCAAGATGTAGACGAAATGCTGATGGCAAAACACAACATTTTTGACGAACATATGTGGGACAAAGTAATGAATACGACCGCGATATCCGATCTTCACCACGAAACTTTCAAACTCTCCCAAAAATACATTGCACGCGCGATCGCAGAAGTATTGGCTAAAGACGGGACTGCTGAACAACCAGCGTTCTAAAGTAGATCTGCTTCTTCAAGCGGATCGCCATCAATGATCTCCAACTTCGCAGTGAACTTGGTTCCTTCTTCGTTATCCACCGAGACGACTTGGAACCCAAGCGAATCAAGCATCAAATCTGCTACCCCACCCATGTCGTCCTCAAATGTGGCGATTTCATCATCGGTGGTTTCGTCATCAACTGCTAGGGACACAAGGATCTCCATCAGCAGGTCACGGACTTTTAGGCGGGTTTCTTCAGGTGTGAACATGGTTGCAATACTAGTCCCGCGTCGGCTATAGTTTTGGTAACTTCCCATCCATAAGGGTTGGGATTTACATTAGGAGGATACGAAGTGAGTGCATCACCCGTAACATTAATTGGGAATCTGACCGCAGACCCTGAACTGAAGTTTCTACCAACAGGAGTTGGTAAGTTGGCTTTCAGTATCGCAGTAAACCATTATTGGACTGACACAGATGGTGAAAAGCAGGAGAAAACATCGTTCTTCAACATTGTTGCTTGGCGTAACCTTGCCGAAGATGCAGCGAATGTGCTTGCTAAGGGCGTTCGTGTTGTTGTAACGGGACGGTTGGAACAGCGTTCGTGGGACGACAAGGAAACAGGTGCAAAGCGTTCAACTGTTGAAGTTCTTGCCGACAACATTGGTTTGTCTGTTGGGAACATTGACTCGTTTGTTCGTAAGCAGAAGGCTGAAGGTTCATATACACCGAAGGCAAAGCCCGCAACGGCTACTGCACCTACGCGCAATAAGCCACAGCCGATGGCTCAAGTTCAACTTGAAGAAGAAGAGGCTTGGTAGATCCCGAAAAGAGTGGTTTTCGTCCCCAATAAGCACCAACCGTGATTGGCTTGGGGAATGAAATCTATTCCGTGGTGAATGTCCATCTCGTATCAACTTTTGATGCGAGATCCGCGAGTCGTGCTTTGCTCTCTGCGTCAGTGTTGCATGATTTGTAAATTTGTGCGGTTTCGTCGTCTATCACGAAGTCGGTTTCATCACCCGAGACGGTTGAACGACTGAGAACGACATCGCCAACAATTACTTGTCCGAACAGGTAACTAATTGCGACATTTGGTTCTTGTTTGAGTAAGAGTCCTTCGTCGTGGACATATGCGTGGAAGTCTTTTCGGGTTGGGTGTCGCACGATATCAAACCATCCGCCCACCATGTGGTGAACCATGATGTGTGCGTCTGTTACGGGTAGGTCAATGTGTCGCACTTCGCCGTTTGCTCTAACTAATACTGCTGATGTCATTATTGTTCCTTAATTGTGTGGTCAAACTCTCGTTCACTGTTTTCGTGACGCTCAGGTAGGTGGAAGTCGTTTGAGTTTCTTTTGATGTGTGGTGTGCGTATTGCGTGCCAAATGAAGTGGACACCAAAGGGTTGCTTTTCATACCATGCGTATGCTTCTAATCCGTTGCTGAACGGACCATACAGTTTCATGGTTCTGTCCATGTAAATTATTGCCACCAACGGTGTGTTTTCGTAAACTGAAGTTAGGTATTCGTATACCCGTGCTTTCTGTTCGCGATGCTTTTCGTTTTCTTCTTCTGCGAAGATATCCCATTCATCTATGTATTGGCTCATCGGATTGCGTTCGCCCATTCTTGTTCGCTGATCTGTTGCGGTTTCGCTACCACGACCGCATCGGTTTTGATGTTGTGTGCTGTTACTTTATTGCTTTGGATAAGTAGTGTGATATCACCCGAGTATTCATAGAAATAGTCGCCGAGGTCTACCGCACCGCATTTTGTATCTGCTACAAATTGTGCGTATGCGAGTAGACGATCGGCTTCTGTTTCGTAATCGTCTTTCGGACGATCGGGGGGCATTTGCTCTTTTGGTTTACGCATTACTCGTAACTTTCCAATAGTTGATTGAACTCCACGCCAAGTTGATAGTTGTATGCGTGTGTGTTTGCTGACATTAGTTCATCTTCTTGTTGGGAAAAGTCTAATATCAACACACTTTCGTCACCCATACCGTCGCGTCCGAGAACATTGACTTCAGTTTCGCCGTCCATCCAAGTTTCACGAACATGGTGGTGTCCGCAAATATGGAATTGTGGTGTTACTTTGTCAAGGATTTCTTTTACAAGATGTCGTTGTGCGATGGATACTTGTAGATCATCCTTGTATGTGATTTTCTCTCCGTTGTTATACGGTGCGTCGTGAGTCATCAAGATGTCCACGGGTTGAGGTGAGAGTTCGTCTACATCAAACGGGTTGATAAGTTCACCCCTCCACCACGATTCGCCTTCAACACGGTCTAACCAATCAACTGAATACGCACCGCCGTAACCCATCAAGGTGTTACCCGCGATAGTGAAACGACATCCACGAGGAATGTATTGACACCACTCGTTAGGTGTGTTGATCGGATTATATTTTCCGTGTTTGTCGGTGAGGTCACGAAGTATGTCGTGGTTTTCGTGGTTGCCGTCAATCCAAAGGAACTTGATTTGTGCTTTTTCCGCGAGTTGTGCAACACGGTTTACGAACTTTTCTCCACGAGGTTGGTGAACCCAATATCCGAAGTCGCCTACGGAGATGATGTGTGTGCAACCTTGTTCGGATGCGTGCTTGAATAACCACTCTGCGTGGATGGTGTCGCCGTGAATGTCACCCGCGAACAAAACTCTTTGATTTAGTTGTTTAGTGTTGTCTAGTTGTTTCATACTTCCATTATATAGCCTTACAGTCATATTGTCAAGCCCATAAACGCCCTATTTTGAGGCTTTCTGTGATATATCCCAAATTAAGGTAAGGTTGTCGTATGGCAACTACACAGTCAATAATCAAAAGTATGCCCGAAGATGTGGTGGAACTGATCGCCCGCGTCTTAGGGGACGGGGATGTGGACTCAAACGACAAAGAGGTCAAGATGCTGTTGCCCGCTAGTCCCGTGGTGGATGTAATTTTGGGCTATATCGGGGTGGGTAGCCCGCCCAAGCAAAGCGATTTGGATCAGGCTCAAGCGTGGATTGAAGAACAATACAGTTGGCAGGATCGCGCGAGTGCGGTAAAAGACAAACTTCAAGAAATGCAACCATTCGGCGAAGAACAAGCGGTCAAAGGCGAAATCCCATTGTGGATGAATGCTCCGTGGGCTCAAAAACTGTTATTCTCTTGGTCTGACGGTTTACGAGATGCGGTAATTGACGCAGAGGATTATGTGGACAAATTATGAGTGATGCACCCGTAGAGGACAATCTTGAATCCGCGATGGGCAAGGTTGCTGAGACTTTAGATCCAACACGATCACGGTTGGTTGGCAAGAAGAAGAAAGACAAGGACGGGACTGAACTTTCTTCAACCGCTCAAGAACAGGTGCTGTTTCGTGCGACCACTGAAGACAAACAGAAGTGGGAAGAATGCTCCAAACATTTGGGGATTTCTATGGCTGAGTTTCTGCGTGTTTCCGCAAATGAAAAGGTTGAAAGAAGCACTGCTGTATGTGAACACCCGCAAGAGTTTCGTAAAATATACCCGTGGAAAGAAGAGTGTTTGAAGTGCGGGAAAGTTTTGTGGGCTAAGAACGACAACGCCAATTATGGGAATCGTCGCTAGTTGAAGCCCCGCAAACCGCTTAAACGATCGCCACTTAAACGATCAACAAAGCCAATCAGACAGAAGTCGGCAAAGCGGGAAGTCGCTGATGTGGAGAGGCGCATCTTTGTTGCGATGATGCTGAACAAGCACCCGTATTGTGTTGCGTGTCCTGTGTTCGCTGAACATGATGGTCTTGTGACTTATGTGCGTCGCCCATCTCAGGATATCCATGAACTTATCCGTCGGTCTCAGGGTGGTTCTACTGTTAGTGAAAATAACTGTATTGCTGTGTGCCGTCCGTGTCACACACGAATCGGGGAGAATCCTCAGTTAGCCTTTGACTTGGGGTTAGCAAAACACTCGTGGGAGTGAAAGGGGATTTATGTTCTTACTGCTGTGGTTTATCAAACTGATGTGGGTTATCGCTTTTGTATCAGTTGTTGCGTTGCTGTCCATACTTGCGATGATACTGATATCCGACTTGAAGGGTTCATGGTATTGGAAGAAACGGGGTTGGTAGTCACCCGTAAGCACCCGTGACACTATTTTCGTTTGCGTCCATGTCTGCGTTCATGTTGAACTCCCATGCGATACAACCATATGCCTGCTACTAGTAGGACGAAACCTGTTATGACATTCATTTAGTTTTTCCCTTCTTGCAGAAGTCAATATATTTGGTCATTACATAATCAACGAACTCTGATTTTACTATTGCTTCATCGTGTTCTTTGACAACAGTGAACTCAGGTAAACCTTTATCGTTGTAAACATAAGTTACACATTTGCCTGCACTCTCTCCGTGATACCCGTAGGTCGCTACAGTCAATGCCTCGGAAACAGGTGAATCAGGATTGTGCTTATATTCGCGTGCTAGATCGCCTCTCTGATAATCACCAATACGGTCTACAGGTTTAAGACGAACATAACTATCAACGACAATGCTTACGGTGTCAAACTCTGTTAAACCATCACTGTATGCGTCACTTAACACATCAGGTAACGATTCAAAAGGGTGACCATCTACACCGCTTTGACGACATTCAAATACATCGCCTCTTTGAAAGACAACGAAAGACTGCATATCAGTAATGCCATTATCTTCTTGACATACCTCTGTCTTACGAAGTTGCGCTATCTTTGCGATCTTCTCTACCTCTGACGCTATGTCAATCATTTCTTTACCCGTGTGCCTCTTTTGTCAATCAACAAACATTCTCTATATGCCTCTGCTCTAGTGTTATGTGATGACACAGGTAAATTATTGTTGAGTGTGTCAATCACCAACCATTTAGTGGAAGGGTATCTATCAGGTGATATGTCGTATCTGTAGTTCATTGTGCTCCTATGAATAGTATTAGTAGGGCTAATGTCATTGTTGCTATGCCTAGTAGTGCATCTGTAGTCATGTGTCTAACTATATAACAGTAGAGAGTATATGTCAAGTATTACCCGTAGCCACCCGTAGCACTATCTCTCAACACGCCACCTCAAACCTAAAGACCTACGCCTCTCATTAGCCTCCAACTTACGAGACCTCTCAGGCTCAGGCAACAACTCATACAAGGCAACACGCTGACGATTCTTACGCTCACGCTCATACTCTCTACGCCTCTCACGCTTAGCCTTCGTATCCTCACGATGACAGCGTTGCCACTCTCTATGATCAGAATAATTTTTGTAAGGCACGAACAATCCAATACAAAAACAAAACAACAAAACAAATCACAAAAGAAGCAACAACATTCTCAAAGTTCGTCACAAACACAAACCACAACAACTGACAAACCCAATACAAAACAACCATCACAAAGAGTAGTGGCACAAGCACTTTCATAACGACCCCCTTAACGAACACAAATAGTTATGTAAAGTTATGCTATTCATAAGCGGGGCTGTCAACCTTTTGGATCGGTTTCTGCTTACTGGGCAGTGTTGCGACAAATTTTTTGGTCGGGTTTTGTTTTTTAGGTTTATCTGACGAGGGGCTGTTTGGTTTTGGTTTGTAGATTTGTTCTAGTTGTTTGATTTCTTTTTGGAGTTGTTTGATTTCTTTGTCTAGTTGGGCGAGTTGTTGGTCTAGTGTTTTTGGTTTTTGTGTCATGTGTTTGTGCTTTCTGTTTGGTTGATCATGTTGAGGCAGGTGAGGTAGCCGATTGTGTCTAGGAGTGTGTCGTGGTGTAGTTGTCCTTGGTCTAGGTTGGTTTTTAGTCTTGCGAGTTTGACGGAGACCATGAAGAGGATTGCTTCGTTGAGGGTGAGTTGTTTTCCTGTGAGTGTTTGGAAGATGTTGATGACTTTGGTGTAGTCGTCTTTGGGGTGTCCGTAGGTGTTTTGGCGGTCTTGGTTGACGATTTTGTAGGCTTCTTGGAGGATTTCGGTGCCGGGGGTGGGCGTATTTTTTGGTGTGTTGGTCATGGTCGTTTTAGTTTATCTGTTTAGGGACTGTTGGGGGTCGTTTTTCAAAATTTCGCGCGGCGGTTTTGCCTTTTTTAGGGTTTCGCGTTTTTCTTTGATTTGTTTTTTGTTTGCTTCATAGAATTTGTCGTGGAAGTAGATTGAGGTTTCTAATGCTTTTTCTATTCCTTTGAGTTGGGTTAATTTTTGGTATATGCGATCGGTGTCTGGTGCGTTGCCTTTTTCTTGTAGGTTTTTTGCGAGTTGTTTTCGTTGTTTGGTTACGAGTGCGAGGAGCGCTTCCATTTGTGGTTCGCTGACGTTGAGGGCATATATTTGGCGTTGTCTTTTTTTCATTTTGTGTTCCTTATTGTTCGTTCATGTATTCGCAATATTTTTCAAACGCTCTGTGTGCGATTAGGTTGACTTCGTCGTCCAACTTGTCGGCAACACTGCCAGAGTTGTCCCATCCTTTGTCTGCCATAATCCAATCAAAGAGTTCCCCTACTGCTCGTTCTAGGAGTTCTATTTTCTTTTCTTTTGATTTTGGGATGGCTGGTAGCGTGTGGTCTGTGTACAACATGCTCATTGTGTTTTCTCCTTTTATAGGTGTGTGAGTTGGTTTTCGTTTAGTTTAAGTCTTGGACCATAACCGTAGTCGGCTTTTTGGGCGTTTGCAAAAAAATTTTCGCGGCTTGTTCCGCCGATTATTTGGAATTGGGTGTTTGTCCCTATGTTTTCCCATTGGGCTTTGGGTTGGTTGCACCATACGACTATGCATTGTTCGGTGTCGGGTTTCCATAGCCCATATTTGCAGTGTTCAGGGTCGTTGATGATCAGGTCTTTTTGGGATGATGTTTTGATTTCGGTTTTTTTGTTGTTTATGGTGGTGTCAAAGCCGTTGTCTGCGCCTACATAGATTTCCCAATCTATTTCGGTGTTGTAGTAGCGGGAGATGATCACTTCTCCTGCTTTACCAAGCATGATGATGCCTTTTTCTGTGGCTCCTGCCGTATATTTTCTGTCGGTTACTTGGTGTTCGTTTTTGTTTGCTTTGCAGAGGTCAGTGAATCTGCGTAGTTGTAGCACTTCTCGGGCTGTGAGGTGCATCAACGGATATTTTGTAGCGGTTTCCATGTCGTTGTAGTTTATCTAACGACGGACTGTTTATGTCAACGAGTTATGAAGGTCGCTTAACTCGGTTCCTAACCATTCTTTGAATGTGTCGGGATCGGGGGTGAGAACAGAGATGCCCATGCTGAACACATTGCTTGTTGGGTCGGTCACGATCGCAACAGACACGGGTGGGACTATCTCACCTTTAAGTACTTGTTCTGCCCATTCGTTGAATGTGAGTTTGCGTTGCGCGATTGGGTCGTCCCATCCGCCTGTTGTCCAACCGTTTAAAACTTCTGTCCATCCGTCAATGGTGGTGTTGAAGTGTCCACGCCATGCACTACTGCTAACCCATTCTCTATCAATTTTTAGGTCGGTTCCGTAAAGGTCATCACCGAATTCGGTCATGCGTACATGGTTTCCGATGTAATACTTTTTTGTGACTCCTGCGTCTGCGATGTTGACGGTTGATAGAGAACTTTCGTCGCTTTCACGACATCCGAGACAGAGGTAGTCTTCTTTTACATTGCTCCATCCGTAGTCGTTTTCAACATCTACTTCTTCTGCGCATTCACAACAGGTGTTTTTGATTGTTTCGTCTGTGGTTGTCATGTTATTTCTGTGCCTCTCTGTCTGCTTTTGCGTCACGGATTTCCCACAAACCTTTTTTGAGTTTGCGGAAAGTTGGGGTTTCTTGTAAATATTTGAGGGTGGTTTGGTAGGAGAAACCGCTTTGCTCGGTTAGTTGTTCGGTGGTGTATTGCTCAAAATGGTGTTCGTTTGCCCATTTCAGGAACTTGTTAAATTTCTGTTCCCGTGTTTCCACCCGAAGTTCTTCAGGTTTTGCACAAACTTCTTTGCCAAGGTAGTCGGTGACGAGTACGGGGATCACTTGTTCATGGACGCTGTAACTGTTTAGGAAGATTTCAGGTGCGCCTTTTGCGCCTTCGCTCTGCCATTTTGACAGGACACTTAAACCTCTGTAGATTTCGCTGAGGAATACGCTTTCTTCTTGGTGTTCTTTTCGCCAAGACCATCCGTCGCCGTACTTTGCGGTTCGTTCCGCAAAAAGTGACTTGAATGTTTCGTTTACAAAACTTTCTGTAAGTTGTTTCATTTTTATCTCCCTGTCTAGATATGTTTATTTATTACAGATGTCATCCTAGCAGCACCACCAACAAAAAGCAACCTTTATTTTTGCCCCATTTTTGGGGTGTACCTTTAAATGGCGTCTATTGGCTTGCTTGTTTCACATATTCTGCGTCTAGGTCATACCCTATATAGCGTCTGCCTAGTTTCCGAGCCATAGATGTGGTTGTACCTATCCCATTGAAGGGGTCTAGGACAATATCGTCAGGCTGTGTGGTTAGAAGGATGCAGTTTTCTACTAGTTGTGGCGGGAATGGCGCAGGATGCGTGGTTTGTCGTTGTGGTGAGATATCCCATATTTCGCCTAGATATTTTGGGTCTATGTTTTCGCGAAATGTTTTCGGCTTGTTTTTAGATAGCCAATAGATGTGTTCGGTGTTTGGGAGAAGATGATCCTTGCGTATGTTCGGACTGTTCTTGCGGTTCCAAATGATGAGTTGATAGATGTTTGCGTTTGTTTTGTGAATGAACTCTGTTGGTAGTCGGGCTTGATTATTGTGTCGCCTTGGTTTGTGGTTGAAAAAGATAGATCCGTCGGGGGTGATGATGCGGTGTAGTTCGTTGATTACTTCTATTATCCAGTCTTGATACATTTTTTCTGGCATGTTGTCGTGGTATTCGTTGTAATCAATATTGTGCTTTTGCCATATCTGATTGCTGTTTTGTGTTTTACCGTTTTGTATACCCTTTTTGTTGTATGGGGGCGAAGTGATAACAGTGTTTATTGTGGAATCAGGAAACTTTTTAAGTTCCTCTAAGGCATCACCACATTTTATGAAGTTGGATTCCATTCCGTTTAGTTTATCTAACGAGGGACGTTCAGGAAGAGAAGAAAGGGTGGAACGGATTCCGACAGTCCGTTTTGGCGTGAGGTGTTATTTTTATTTCCCATCTAGTGTCTTTAAAAAGTTCAGAAGCGAGGTGTGCGTCTTCTCCTGACAGATACATAACACTGCGATTCATTGAACCTTGATTGATGGTTTCGTAGTAAGATCCTTCAAGCCTTCCTTCCACATATTTTACTTCTAACGCATCCATCAAAAGACGCCAATCTTCTACTTCTTCAATGCTGTTTAGAGTATTGAAATCTATATACAAACCTTTGAAGTCGTATGAGCCAAATATTTCCCTTGGGGCTTCAAATGCTATTCCTTCTGTCCCAACACAGATTATTGTGTCGCATTTTTCTACAAGGTCTTTTAAGGTCGCGACTGTTTGAAGACCCGCTCTTTTTGCCCACTTGATTGTGTCGTCTTTCCGCCGATATCTAGCAAAATAAGTTTTATGCCCGTTGGCGTTCAGCGACAAGGCAAGTGATCGCCCCATTCTGCCGGGTGAAACGATACCTATGTGGTTTATCGCCATGGCGTTGACTCATCTCTCGTTTTTTGTAGCGCTCCGCTGATCGCAAGATTTTTGCCGAATGTGTTTAAAGCGTGTATCACGCCAAGCGGTTCAGGGAATCCCAACTTTTTTGCAACAACCTCTAAGGTTTTATTTTCTATGTCCATCCAAGCGCCGAGAACCGCTTGGGCTCCTGTGGTGTTTTCGTCGTAATAGTTGTTTGCAATAATGTCTATTCCCTGTATCTCCCAAAGTTCGGGATCATGTTTGTCGGTTGTTTGTACACGGGTTATGTTTTTATTTATCACGAGATTCCTCTATTTTTTTTGCTTGTTTATAGAGTATTACAGAAGGGGCTAGAAAGGAATCTATTCTGCTGTCTCTTTGAAAACGAGAAAAAACTTCTTTGAGTACGGATGATTTAATTACGAAATCTTGGGGTGTGTGTCGGGAAATGTCTAATTCGTACTTTTGGCTTATGCAACGAATTGTGTCGTTTTCCTCAATTTTGGAATTTACATAGTCTTGGTGCATTTGTTTTATTTTTTCAAAACCGACAATATGGATGTTGTCGTGATTTTGTAGAACAAAATTTGTCCACCTATTGTAGTAGTTGATTATTCTTGTTAGGTGATAAAAATTGATTTCACCACTTGAAAGAAAATCGTGTAGTTGTGATTCATTTTCTTCTCTTTGTAGGTGTTCGCTGAAAAGCGAGGCAAGACTTTCGTATGGGTCTCGTATTGTCAGCAAAACAATCTCATTATTATTAATTGATTGTTTTGTGATTTCGGTATTGTGCAGAAGAGGCAATGGAACATTTGCTTCCTGAAATATCCTGAGCATCAGGTTTCTGAAGGTTGTGTTCCCCTGATGGGGAAGACCATCAATATGAAATGTGTATTTAGCGTCTGATATTTTGCGAGTGAGTGTTAAATCCGATATGTGATTGTCTGATTTTAAAACAAATCTTTTAAATTCGTATCCGTTGTCCTCGGAGTGTGTTTCGGTTTTCCACATCCCGCTACTATCTATTGGAAAATCAAAAGTCCATTCTTTTGTG